GTGTAATTCCGGTCTTATAAATCGTGATTACATTATCTGAGATTATCTGAACTTATACTTCAAATGAACTCGGAAAAATTCTTGTTTAATGACCGTACGGAGGAATTTTTAGCCTTACAAGCTAAATTCAAGAGTATGGAACGACCTTATGTTGTCACCGAATCTACTGAAAAAGTGCCTTTTGAAAATGGTTACTGTTATCTTCGTTTAGTACCTGTGTCCAGCAGATTTGATGCTGCTGAACAATGTGGGAAATTCCCGAAACTTTCTAAACTTCTGGAATATTTTACGCTCAGAAAACTCTATAGTCCAAAAATTAACATTTCTCTTATACTTAAGTCTGGTAACACGTTGCATTTGGCGAAAACGCGTGATGATGCATGGTATGACTTACAGGATATTTTGAAGCTTTATGATCTTAACACTGTTATCGGTGGCGATCAATTTTACTATGGTAAAGTTCTTATATCTTCGGCAAAATTTCGATTTATGAACTTCAAACACTTAGTTATAGTTGTTGTCTCTTATCTTAGTTTTCGAATTGTTTACTTGGTCTACTATTTTGCTGCGACAGTTTATGCTATTTTGTATGATTTTATACTGCAGGTGTTGATTCCCGTTTCTTTTGTTCTCATATACAACACAATTGTGTTGATTATGTTGTGGGTAATTGGCGAGAGAACTGGGATTGTTACCAATTTGATCACTGAAATAAGGGCTCCTATGTTGGTTATGATTTCTGCTCCTTCTGAAATTATGTATGAAGACTTACCTTCTGTAGATGGCTTAAATCATTATGCTCTTAATTATCTTACGTTCTACGATCCTGATTGTACTCGTGAGGTTGATTCTCCCATTAGAACCAATCAGTATGAGGAGAAACATGCGGTTTTGAGTCACACTGTTGTTAAAGAGTTGGGTAATTACTTGAAGGACTTTGAATCTGGCGTTATAATTCAGTCGGCAGATATTTCAAGATCAGCTCACTGGTTAAATTCCGCTGTTAGAGCTATTGCTAGAATCAAGATTTTTAAGTCAATTCCCTCTGGAATGAGAGTCTTGATGGTGGGAGCGTCTTCGCTGGGCCCACTGGACGGTTACGTCTACTGCAACTCAGTCTTGGAAGTTAGGGATTTGAATAGGGAAACTGTTCGTAATCAAATCTCTGCAGCTAAATTGAGAGGTTTGTTTTACGAGCACACGGATTTAAGAATAGAGTTTATAAATTCAAAATTTGATGTGATGATTCTTGTTCATGTCATGTCGGTTAAATTTGAGGACATTTTTATTCACGCGGCTAGGATGGGTGTTAAAAAAGTTATAATTCACGTTATTTATGAGCCTATTTTGTTTCTTTACAATAGGGGTGTCTTGTTAGATTCACAATTTGTCTTTGAAAAATATAAAGAGAACGGTGAATTATATATAAGCTTCGTTCATCCTGCTGAGCCCCATACTACTTACAAACATAAATGGGACAACTATAGGAAATATCTTGTAGTCGACTCAGTTCGCGTTAACGAGTTTGTTAGTTATATTAGAGATGTGACTGATTCTATGCCGGGTGTGGCTACTATGACCTTCAGTGTTTCGAAAATGCCATGTGGCTTTCGTCAACACAATGTCTCTTCATATTCAGCCCCTACTTGCAACGTAGTTAGAGTTCCGGTTGAGTCGCACGGTAGTGGGTTAATTAGAAGAACGGTTTATGCTGAGTACATTGTTCCTGTTTCCACTTTAGGTGTTTTGTCTGGTGTTTTTGAGAGCGCTAAGACAATAAGAATTCAATCTACTATAAACAGTTGTAGAAACATTTTACCCAGCTTGGAGAACAAACATCCTATTTTCAAACTCTTTGGTGATCGTTCCAATTACTTTGATTCAATTGTGGATAGTGTTAAACACATATCTGATTGTAACAAAGTTTTGGATCAAATTTCTTTTCACCATAATGAATTATTAAAGACCAGCGGTATGACTTTGGAAAAGTTCTTACTGACTATGTTCAGTCCCAAATATGCAGCCGTCAGTGAGAGTTATGCTATTAAGAAAATATTGACTGCGAAGATACCATCTCACTATTCCTTTATAGGTGAGAAGATAGTTATGAATCGACAGTTACTTGATGTCAATTTGATTGACCCTATTATTGCAGGTCAAATGCAGAGCGATAATTATTACAGATGGTTAGTTACCCCTGCAAACTTTTCTTGCACTGGTTACCCTCCTTGGACCAAAATCATCTCATATCCTGAAATGACCATTGATTGCTCTGATTATTTGCAAGTTGGTAATATTCAAGATAATGCATATCGGCTCTTTTATTGGGGTGACGTGGTGGCAAACTTTTCTTCTACTCAATCAGTTGATAATCTTGAATATTTGCTTCGTATTACTGGCTCCAAGTTAGAGGTAGGGGACGCTTACATATGTTATACCAAACAACCTAAGGTCGTGTTAACCTATATTAAAGGTAAGTTCTTGCGCAAGGATTTAAAGGTTGTCGAAAAATTGGATGATTCAGATACTAGCCTCAATGCAAACATTTACGAATTTTATTATAAGTCGATAGCTTGCGTTACACCTATTAAACAGAATGGTTGTTTTTATCGAGCATTAGGAAACGCGAATACGGGGGTCGCGGATCCTGATACCATAAAGCGATATTTGTTTTCTGGCTCTGTCCAGATTTATAGATCAGGTAAAGTTTATGGCTTAGATGAGGCACCTATTAAATTGATCGTAACCCAAGATCATTGCGACAAATGTGAAAGTGATCTCTTAGGTGTGGGAACACCCATTGACCAGTGGAACTATCTCTTGAATGGTGAACTCACTCCAGCTCAACGTCGTATCCAAGGACTGTATAATAGGAAAGCCGAAATTTTGAACTTACTAGCGAGTTCAACAATGGTTCGAATGAAATCTATCTATGAATCAGTCCTTTACTCGATAGAAATGGAGATTAGACTATTATCCAGATTTACATCTATAATTTCTACTGAAAAGATTGAAATACTGAAATGCGTGGCAGATTTTCATCTATACAGTGTGGAACTTGGTGCGTTTATCACTCAATCTCCAGATATCGAATTTACGGTCGCTTGGGATACTACTGACTTCGTCGATGTTGTTTATGATTCATCTTCCAAGATTTATCGTACTTCCTCCTCTTCTAAGTGGTTGATAATGAGTAAGGATGTTCAATTCCTCAGAGAAAAGAAGTTATTGGACAATTTTGATAAGTATAGAGGAGTCATAACTGAAGAATCGTTAAGGAAAATCGATATAAAATTGTTCGACGGTGTCCCTGGTTGCGGTAAAACCTTTGCTATCAGACGTGATCACGTTATGAATCAAGATTTAGTATGCACTGCAACCAAGGCAGCATTGAATGATTACTTAGATTTAAAGGGTGACAGGGAATTTTATCGAACCTATGATTCGATTCTGATCAACGGAGGTCCTACTTGTGACGTCATGTATGCCGATGAAGGGCTTATGCCTCATGCTGGAGATATCTTATTTTGCGCTCTTATATGTCATGTTAAGAAGATAATTGTCTATGGAGATAGGAAACAGATACCGTTTATTTCTAGATTACCCGGATTCCCTTTGAATAACCATAAATTGGACGTGCAAGAGATACAGTCTATGAATATAACTCATCGTTGTCCTAAAGTTATAACTAGAATACTCGGTTACTATTACGATTCTATAGAAACTACCAGTAAACTTGAAGGAGAGATATTTACTCAATATAGTGTCACTCCGCCTAAGCTTTATATCGATTATGACGCAGTTATTACATTTACTCAAGAAGAAAAGGAAGAAGTGAAAAGGTTAAATCCTAAATATTATGTTAAGACTATACATGAAGTTCAAGGAAAAACCTTTGACCACGTTTGCATAGTTAGATACAGATCGCAACTCAATGCTATATATGACAGTATGCCTCATATAATAGTGGCTCTGAGCAGATGTAAGGTTTCCTTGACTTATATCACTTGTGATAAAACTGATCATATATCAATGGCTATAACTCAAATGGCAAATCTGACTAAATCACCTACTTTTGCACCCACTCAATCTTTTGAGCCTGTTTTCAGATATAAAGGATTTAGACCATTAAAAATCAAGACCTTTAAAATTTTTAAAAAGATTTATAATAAGGGTCTCGAAGTCTTTGATATGATCCGTTCTTTAAACCTCGAATATAATTCACCTATGCCGGATTTACCTTTTGACTGGAATTATGACTTGCCTACTCTAACTGAGTCTATCCCTGAAAATGTTCCTGTAGAACTAGTCCAAATAGCATTAGATGTCCTTTATGATCGACCTGATGAACTAGCTCAAGAAAGACTTCGAAATTCAAATGTTTTTCCTCTTGAAGACGCTTTTAATGTCGATTGGGTCAAGGTTATAAATTTTTTCTCTAATACAGAGCAATATTGTGATTCTTTATTGATCACGCCTCAACCAGAGAGAGCTCAGGGGACTTTTGTAGAGGTTATCAATGCTTCAAGGAAAAGAAATTTAAATCCTCCACAACTCGAGCAGCCTATATTAACAGAAACTATTTCAAATTGTGTGAAAATTTGGTTTGAAACTTTCTTCGAATACACGAAATTCAATGACATTATGAGAGTTAC